ATTAGGTGTTGTTAGTCTTGTTGATGTTGGTATACCATAAGCATCGTACTGCTGCACCAACAGCTTACCATCCTGTGCTCCGATGACTTGTTCGGTTACTAAGTCTTCACCCTTATCTAACTGCCTTACATTACTAGGACCACCAAAGGTTCTTTGTACCGTCCCAGTTAACATAGTACCTAAAGGAACACCAGCAGCTCTAAAGTAATCCTGAGTTTCTGATGTAGGCAGGTTTAAGGCTTTACTGATAGCAGGTAGATCTAAACCGTACTGTTTAGCAGCTAACTGCACAGCTTGTGGATCATTACTGTTCCTGTTGATGAAGTCAGATACAGAAGGTATCGTAACTTGCTGTCCTGTCTTTAAAGCACTGACAATATATTCATCACTATTCTTAAAGGCATTAGCTACATCATCTAACGTAGCTGTACCTTTGTTCAGTGAATCTACCCAGAACTGTAAACCATTCTGATCAGGAGATCTCTGAAGAATTGATTGATAAAGGTTAGTAATGCTTGATGTTGCTTGATCAAAAGCATTTCTTGCGGAATCAGCCATTATATGACCCTACCTGTTTTCACAAATACGTCCAATTGTTGAACGGAGATTGTTTCTGTTGCTATGTTAGCTTCAATACCTATCTGGAATACACCACCAGTACCACTAACTTGCTGACGTACAGTATTGATTAAGATACCTGCGTTGTATTCAGCGATGTTGTACTCTGACACATTGTATTCAGCACGAGTCTGTGCAGGTAGTGGGATCAATGCTGATTGGTATGAATTACCATAATCAACACCCCAGTTAAGGAACACGTTAGTTGCTTGACCACCAATGATCAACAACACAATCTTCTTTAAGATCTTCAATACATACGCTGAACCAGCATCGATGTGGCTGGTGTAGTATGCAAAACGGAATGAAGATCCGTTGTCATTGTTTCCTGTATACAAACCAATGTAGCCAGGACGAGTAAGATAAAGTAAGCGGTTGTTCGTAGCACAGAAGTTCTTTGGTGATAGTGTCCATGTAGTTGCTTTACACGAACCATCAGGAAGCCTACTCTTTAGATCAAAACAGTATGTGATACCACGAGTAGGTAGTGTTAATAGATAGAAACCATCCTTCTCATAATAGACTGACTTGATCTCTGCATCATTGTTGTTAGCAATCACATCAGAGATAAGATCATCTCTAACATTCCTTGATACATCGAACAATGGTCCTGATTTCTCTTGAATAGTTCTACCTAGACTACGTACACCTGTATCAGACAAGAAGAAGATATCACTACCTACATCTTGTACAGAATCTCTAGCAATACATCCTACACCATCAATAACCTCTACTAACTGAAGGTTTGTTGTAGGATCACTTTCAGCACCAGAATAGATGATAGTGCTTTTCTTACAGAATATGATCAACAAGCCGTTAAAGGCTGCTAAGGCTGTGATACTGTCAGAGCCATTAGTTAAGACAGATTCAATACTGATAGAACCGTGAGTACCACCATTCCATTTATAACCAATCAATGAATCTGACCAAGTAACTGTCTTCTTATCTGTAGCGGTGTCCGCAACCCATAGACGACCATAAGCTGCTAACACTTCATTGGCTAATGGTACAGTACCTGAATAGGAAGCATGTGCTGACATCTTCTGCCATACGTTACCAGCATGATCATACAACAGCGGATCATGACCACGTTGAAAGAAGTAAGTATGACTATTAAAGTTTACTGCTTTCCAGTTCTGTGCTGTCCAGGTAGCATCAGAGTAAACCTGAGTAAGTGTTGTTGTACCAGTGAAGATCTTCTTATCACCGATAGAACCGATAACTGTAGTACCATCAGACTTAACAATCTCAAAGATCAATGATGGTTCTTCACCGTTAAAACCTAACGTAGTGTTAACGTTATCCCAACCTTTTCTAGCTGCAATACGACCATATTGGTCAATAACAGCATTCTCAGCACGAAGCGCAAACTCTTTAGGTAAAGCTACAGAAGAGTCTTGAGTATTGAGACCAGCAAAGCCTGGAGCAACAATACTTACTGACCTCAACTCAGCAGCCATTATGACCACTCCCAGGTTGTTTCATCACCGTAACGCTCTGCTTCAATAGAGATATAAGAAGCCACTGCTTTACGATATAGATCAGCTTGTTGTTCGCTTAAACGTCCACCATCTTCACCACGTTCATTGATAGCACGAAGATAAGCACCTTGGATAACTAACTCTGAGGGAACATAAACAACATCAGTACTAGCGGACAAATCAGCCTGTGGTATAACACAGTCTACCTTTACCGTTAGCACTGACGATGGGATAGGCCATAGATCAAGAGTAATAACACCAGTAGATGATGTGCTGTTACCAATAGAAAAATAAAAAGGATCTCCATTCACTGAACCTTGAAGATTATTCCATTCATGCATTTGATTCTGTGTAGCTTGCTGAAGATCTCTCTTCAGCGATGGTATGTAAACCACTAACAACCTTGCTCTTGGGTTAGTAGTAGGTATTTCGTAGTTCTGTGTACCGTTAGCAGTGGTGATTGTCTTTGTTGTACGAAGCACAGACCAGTTCCAAGCATCTTCAACTTCTCTCTTAGCTTCATTAACAAAATCACCAATTAACTTAACATAGGCTGTATCAGTTGGCGTGATAGCCTCTGTCTCTCGTATACGGCGTAGAACACCATTGATGCAGTCTAAGAATGTAGCCATTACCATTTCACCTTATCAGCAACTGCTTTACATACTGATATAAAATACTCTTGAGAAAATGCTTGTTTCATCATATTTACATCTTTATGTAAAAGTTGAATATTGTCTTTTAAATAGCCCTCAGAAGAGTCAATCCTATCAATAGATACAGTAGCAGTAAGCCCTTTATCTGACCATCCTATAGGAGTACCTGATAAAGCACAAACATGGTTTTGACTATCCCACATTGTGATAATATCCTCTGGTTTTAACTCCCACACATACCCCCTATGTAAACCACCTTTTCTTTTGACTTCAAACCAAGTTATTGGCATCGGTCCTATACGACCTTTAAAGTTATTGTCGTGATTAGCACAACTTTTACAAAGCCAGTCCCCACGCACTGCTGAATTAAAATGGTCTTTCCTGCCGTACGTTTGAATAGCATTACATCTAGGGCAGTTTTTAAAAAATTGTTTCTGTACTAACATAATTCTACCATTTAGTACGGTTGGACCAGTACGCAGCAGACATTTTACCTTTAGCAATGTTCTTAGCGTGGCGAGCCTTGAATGATTTATTTCTAGCAGAACCTTCTGGAGAACCTGAAACACCTTGTTGACCGAACCGAATCGTCTTAACTTGATCACCGTCCTTTGCTACAACAATGTGAGATTTAGTAGGATGTGTTGGGGTTTTTTTAGGGCGATTATATCCAGACACTCCTGCTCTTTCCAGCCTAGAATCCTTTTTCATTTCTTCTTAGCAGTTTTTGCTGCCTCCTTAAATGCTTTTGCTGTAGGAGCACCTTTAGTGCCAGGTTTTCTCATCTTCTCACCAGAGCCTTCAGCGATACGCTTACGCTTGGCTTGGATGTTAGCGTATAGTCCTTCTTTCATTTCTTTTTCTTTGGCTTAGACATACCAGCTTCAGACAAAGCAATAGCAACTGCTTGCTTACGAGACTTAACCACAGGACCACCTTTGCCACTGTGTAGAGTACCTTCTTTGTACTCTCTCATAACTTTACGTACTTTAGCTGGTTTCTGTTTCATGTTGGATAACCCATCTTCTTCTCTTTAGCCTTCATAGCCTTAGATTCTTTCTTCTCATGCATCTTCTTTGCTTTCTTTGATGCATACTCTTCAGCAGCTTTTTTACCTTTAGCTGTGTAAGGAAACTTCTTATTCGCTACCATCGGCATTTTTATTCCCCTTGTTACGTCTAAACATACATTGAACGGTATCTGTTTCCCATATACGAATAGCAGTCCACATAATCGTTAAGATTGCAGCTATTGCTGGTAGCAGTTCAGCCAAAGTCCCCACCACAGTGAGGATTGAGATAGCATCTCCAACTTGTTTGACATGTTCATCAGCTTGGAGAGCCATGTTTGTTGTCCTTAGGTCTCATGTTAAGGATTTGGTTGTGCTGCCAACTGCGATGCCAACTGCGCTGCTTCATAAGCTGCTACAACCTCTGGTGTCCACGCTGCTTGAGCAATCGCTACCACCTTCTCTGGTTGGTCTGTAAGGTCTTGCCCTGGTGTTAGGGATGTGCGGTGGTAGGTCTGGGTTAAGACTTTGCCATCCTCAATGATGCGGGTTGCTTCACGGTAAAGCACTGTGCCGTTCTCAACGACAGTGATTTGGTCCACTACTGTTTCTTTGGTAATCATGTAAGTTCCTTTCGTTGGTCCAATCACACTAATCCGGTGTGATTAAGTTTCTGCTTCATATGTATAAGAAAATTGAATATCAAAAGATGAATTATCTGCTTTTGTTACCTGAGAGGCAGGAGCGCCAAAAGCTGCTTTGTCAGCGGCAGCGCCCGTCTCATCAGCAATGAATCCGATCCCCGCATTAGCTGTTGCAGTAGCGGTGTGATAAGCCAATCCAGTACTGGGGCATAGATTTGCGCCCTGAGTAAAAGGCAAAGTAAAAATTATTGAAATGGCGGTATTTGTTGTGGTTAATGTTGCGGATATTTTCCCTGAAAGCGTTACCAAGCGACCAACTTTTGTGTATGTTGCGGCACTTAATGTTGCCGCAGACGCATTTGAATAGGTAAACGAAGTGGTCCAAGTCCCCTCCTCATAATCATCCAGCGTATTAGCGTCTGAGGATGCAGATTGCGTGGCGGGGAAGGTGATGCCGTTGGATACTTGTATAACCCCTCCAGAAGCATTGTTGGTGGTTGTACCAACTAGTAAGTTACCGCCGCAGGTGATACGCATCCGCTCGGTTGTATCCACAAACCACGCATGACCTAAATATCCACGATATTCAAGCCAAGTGGTTACAGAACCACCTGCTTCAAGCCTTACTGAATTTGATGTGATTGAACCTGTTTGAATACCTAACGTGCCACTCCCCGTGGGCATCGCGATAGTTAATTTTCCGTTTTGACTGGTTGTTCCAATCATCACGTTGCCGGAGGAGTCGATACGCATCCGCTCGGTGCCATCAGTCTGAACAGTAACGGTTCCGTTTGATCCTCTATCGCTAACAGTGACGTTGGAATCACCAGTGGCAGCGGAACCTGATGCTGTGTTTGAAAGTGTACCAGCGGACAAAGATAGACCACTACCAACAGTTACGTTACTGAAACCACCACTACCATTGTTAGCTAGTAACTGTGCTGAAGTACCTGTTGTAGCAGCGGCATAGTCTGTTCCAGCAGCGGCATTGCTAAAGCCTCCTGTACCGTTTCCTTTTAGGATTGCTGTACCAGATGTTGCTGGTGCATAATCAGTACCAGCAGTTGCTGTAGTGATTGCGGACGTACCAGCACCTTTCAACAAAGCACCAGCACTAAAGGTAGCAGCACCAGTACCACCATTAGCAACTGGAAGCGTACCTGTAACACCTGTCGTTAATGGTAATCCAGTCGCATTAGTCAACACTGCTGCTGATGGTGTACCTAAGTTAGGTGTAACCAGTGTAGGAGAGTTTAGATCTGCTTTAGTAGCAATAGCCGTAGCTATGTTATCAAACTCTGTGTTGATCTCAGTGCCTTTTACAACCTTATTCGCATTACCACTTGGTAAGGAGTCTTTAGCAGCAAAGTTAGTGCTTTTGGTATAGTTAGACACAATCAATCCTCTTTAGTTGACTTTGTGACCTTAACTTTACTTTCTTGTTTTTTATCTTCTTCTTTTACTTCTTCATAGTCTGGATGCCTACGCATCTGCTCAATGTCGTATTCGTATTCAACATTCATTAAATTGTTTGACCATTTGCATCTAAAAGTGACCATAGTAACCTCTTATATGAAAGAGGCTGCCGAAGCAGCCCCTCTTTAGCTTTTATTAGCTAGGGATGATCAAAGCAATACCAGCATCGTTACGAAGCTCTGCAACACCGTACAGCGTGTCAGCAGTGTACAGCGTAGCAAGGTACTCTTGCTTGTACTGAGCCTGTGAGCGAACAGCCATTTGCTCTGCAAGAACCATTGCATCCTTGTGGAACATCAAGCAAGCACGAGGAGCAGTACCGGACGAAGCATAAGCAGTGTCAGCGTTGCTGCTAACAAACACTTTAACACCGTACACATCACCGATCTGACCATTACGAATGGTGTTGTTACCACCTTGCTCACCAACAAAGGCTTGTTCGGTAAAGCGAGCAAGACCCATCATGGTGTTACGAGCAACAGGAGGAATAAC